AACACCGGGTAATCATGTGGAGCAAAGATTGGATCCAAATACTCAGGGCATTTGTAACACACTTACAAGCGTACAGAAAGATAATATGGTGTTGGAAAACTATTATCGGATTAGAAAACTTATACCGCGAGAATGTGGAAGACTGATGGATGTATCGGATGAAGATATTACAAAAATGGAATCCGTAAATAGCAACAGCCAATTATACAAACAGTTTGGGAACAGTATTGTTGTGGGAGTGATGGTTGCAATGTTTAAAAATCTTCACATTGATCAGAGGCAGCCACATGGATAAATGGCCAGAAGATTACGAATGTGATGGACAACTGAGTTTGTTTGAAAAAGATAGAGGTAGCCGCATGAACGAATACAGAGTAATTCGTAAGATAAACGGATTGGAACATAAAACAAGGATAAATGCACAGAGCCGTTTTCAAGCAATAGAAACAGTACAACGGCAGTATGAATATACTTATCCCTGTGCAACGTGGGAGTTTGTGGGAGTAGAGGAAAGCGTGGAGAAATGAGGGAAATCAAGTTTAGAGCGTGGGACAAGAAGAAAAAGAAGATGTTTGACTGGAAATATTTTCTTGATTGGTGCGATATTGATCATTTGTTTGGAAATTTAGGAATTGAAAATAAAAGAACCAATATACCTGATTTTGAGGTTATGCAGTATACCGGGATGAAAGACAGAAATGGCAAGGAAATCTATGAAGGGGATATTTACCATCAAGGCGATAAAAACATACTGTACGTAGTGGAATGGTTAGATACCGGACTCATGGGAAAACAAAAGGGAACGAATAGCTATGCCGGATTAAGCTATTGGAAAGATAAAATTGAGGTTGTCGGAAATATTTGGGATAATCCAGAATTGTTGGAAAGCGTGGAAGCATGAGTATAAAACCTAAACGGTTTAACCAGGAAGCAGTACGTGCAATTTTAAACGGAAACAAGATGGTTACAAGGGAAATAGTAAAATGCAAATATTCCAATACACATCTTGAAATACTTAATAATAAATACGGTTCAAGACTTATCGAATTACAAAACGATATAGAGGGAGAAACATTTGGAAAAAATGAAAATGGGGGAACATGGCATAAACTTCTTGCTTGTAGGGAAATAGAAAGGGAATATGCGCCGTATCAGACCGGAGATATCCTCTATGTCAGAGAAACGTTTTGTGATAGGTGGCTACCTGATGGATTACTGCAAGGTGCAGACAGGTACGGATATAAGGCAGATGGAATAATGGATTATGGATATTGGGGAAATGATAAACAATGCAAATGTAATGTGTGGATTCCATCAATTCATATGCCAAAGGAAGCCGCGCGGATATTTTTAAAGATTACAGATGTGCGCGTTGAGCGGTTGCAGGATATTACGGAAAAACAGGCAATCAAAGAGGGATGTATCAGTTTTAGCGAGAAGTCAGGAATATTTGATTTGACCGCACGGCACGCTTTTATCAATGTGTGGAACAGTACCACAAAAGACGATTCGCAGAAGTGGGACGCAAATCCGTGGGTATTTGCCTATGAATTTGAACGCTGCGAGAAGCCGGAAGGATGGTGCTGATATGGATAACACATCAACATTGCAAGAATTATATAATTTCAAGCAAAGATGCAACAATAGGCAGAATGAAATACATAAAGAAATTGCTTGCTTACGAAAAGAGCATGACGTACTAGATCAAGTGATCAGTAGCTTAGAAGATATTATTGGTACTGCTGAATCAGAAATCGAGGAAAGTGAGGTTAAGTGATGGAAAGACTAACAATTCCGGATATAAAAATTGAAGGCGGCACAAGAAGAGCAGTTATTGATGCAATGGCTGTTAAAAAAGAAGCAATGACGATATATTGGGCGCTTAAAAAATACGAAGATTTAGAACTGACACCTGCACAGATCAGGGGAATTGATAAATTGTATGCGGAAAAGTGCAGAGAAGTAGCAGCGCTACAAAGGGAACTTAAAAACAGTGTGAAGCTGCCGTGCAAGGTTGGAGATACGGTTTATTTGATATCAAGTCCTGTAAATGTTACCAATTACGAAAACGAAGAACCTGATGATGAAACTTTGATGATTTTTGAATGTAAAATTTTAAGCATTACATTTTATGAAACATCAAACCAAATCAGGCTGTACTGGAACGGAGAGTTTGTAGGGTATTATCTTACTACAGAGCACATTGGTAAAATTATATTTTTAACCCGTGACGCAGCAGAAAAGGCATTGAGTGAGGTAAAAGAATGAAAATATCGAATGTTGATTACATCGTAGATAATCTGGCTAATTTAAAAATAAACTACGACGAATGCGAGGGAGACCTAGAGGAAATATGGTGGGAAGACGAAAATGGAAACGATCTTGTCGAAGGAATAGGTTGTCAATGCGGGATGAAATGTCTGAATGAAGAACGTGGCGTAGGTTACAAAGAAGCTGGATGGGATGGCAATTGCAGAGAATGCAAAGCCAAGTGGCTGATGCAGGAATATGAGTGAGGTAAAAGAATGAGTAGATATATTGATGCGGATAAACTGCATTACAAAGCAGTATATATTGCGGATGGATATGATGCGAAACGTGCAGTTGTGGTTTTTGCGAAAGAAATTGATAAAGCAGAGCACATAAATGACTGGATTCCATGCAGCGAAAGATTGCCTGAGTCTATGAAAACCATTTGGATAACAGACGAGCATAATAATACTTATCTGGGTCATTATAATTCGTATTATTGCAGATTTTATGATGACATTTTGGAAATTGAAACTACAGCAGTTGCGTGGTCATTATTACCGGATCCGTATAATCCCGAAAGTGCCAACACATGAACAGACAGCAGAGAAGGTTGCAAGCCAAAACAATGCGCAAAGCTGAAACCATGAGCAGCCAATTGAATATACGGTATCAGCAGGAATTAATTGCAGAGCGTATGAAAGATCAGGAAGAAATAGAAAAGTACCGCTGCGATAATATTACAGAGGACTGGCATTGGTTTTACGGTATCATGGGTATCACGCTTGCTGAAAAGTACCACTGGAACAGCGATAAGATACTCAGCCTTTTTGAAAAATGCGATCAGACAGTAGATCAGGCAGTAAAAAACAGCCAGGGGCGTGATGATATTGCAAATAAATTTCAAGAGTTGACCGGGATTACACTTGCTCTCAAATAGGGGGATCTGATGGAGTACAGAGAAAAGATAAGTTACTTAGAAAGCTACATGCTGACGTTGGATCAGGAAGTTGATCTGCATGATCAGATAGTGGCAGCAAGAGACACCGCAACAATCCACGGGATGCAGATAACAGATGGGATACACAGCAATGATGTACATTCGGCGGTTGAAAATGCATCTATCCGGATTGAGGATCTGCAAATTAAGTATGACAAGACGGTTGCAGAGCGCAAGGCCATCAGCAATCACATAGAGCAGGCCGCAAAATCAATGAGCAACAAGCGCCTGGCACAGCTTATCATCAACAAATATGTCAATCTATGGTCAGATTCTGAGTTGCGCAGGTGGATGCAGGTAGGGAAAACAGGATTGTCGCAATGCATAAAAAACGGAGCAAAGATAATAGAACTGTAATATAAAAAGCCACTGGAACATATCCAATGGCTTTTTGACTTATTATTTTTGTAATCCAAGGTCTTTTAAATATTGATTCACACTTTTACCGGACAATTTGGCGTTTTGAGCAATGATCACTTTTTCTTCGGGAGTTACACGGATCCAAATTTTCGAAAATTTTGCAAGATACCTGTCATTACAGGCTTTTTTTGTTTCATTATACATGTGTGCGTTCCTTTCTGGTCAATGAAATGCTCTATCTTTAGGCACGTATACAGTTATAGTTCTGCGTTCCCCATCATAACTACCTTGCATTGTATTACAATCAGCATATTCTGTTTTGTACTGCCGATAACTCATATTTATTTCGGAACATCCAATGGATTTTTCAATTTCTCTTTGTGATATTTTGCATTCCTGACAAACCCCATATTTTTCAAAATATGAAATTTTCTTATCTCTTTCAGATGATTTTCCGAATAATTCAACTTGGGCTGTATGACCGCAACTGAACTTTACCATATATTTCATGATTTACTCCTTTATTATCTCAAAACATCCCAATCACAAGGAACGTTTGCTTGTGGATCGTGACAGAAACTATAGCGGTTGAATCCTTGCTTCCATGCTGCATATGCAATAAGATTGTTGTTTTCATCATACATCTGAAGACTGTCTTCGGTACGACCGTAAGTTGCAGCCGCCTGTTCGATTGACATGTTGTCTTCTACTTCATATGTTCTAGGGTTATCACTTACCAGTTCGATTCTTCTCATAATTCCTGCTTTCTTCCGATTCTCTTACCGGATAAAAAATCAATCGATGTTTTTAAGTATGTATGATATTGCTTCTGCATCAAGTTTTGCATTCATGGCTGTTTTGATAAAGTATAACACTTGATCCTTAGTCATTATTCCTTTTTTGTAGCGTGCCACAATGATTTTTGCGTTTTTCATTTTTTACCTCCGTTAAAACTGTGTTACGTTTGATGTTGGATACATCGTACCATCGTACATGCCACTATGCAATATGCAGAATTGCCAAATTTTGGACAAGATTTTTGTGCAAGATTGCATGATGGCATGTATATAAAATTAAATAAATTGAATTAAGTTTAACAAAAGTTGACGTTTTTTGAACAGAAACTGTGCTATAATATAAGCTATAGAAATAGGCAAGTGAATAGGAAAGAGAACATTTTTAAAGCATCTACTATAAACGGTAGGTGCTTTTTTATTGCGCAAAATGCGCGGGAAGGAAAGCTATGCCACTTAAAAAAGGATCATCTGCAAAAACAATATCAAAGAATATCGCAACAGAGGTTAAGGCATGTAAGCCGGTAAAACAGGCTGCAGCAATTGCATATAGTAAGGCTGGCAAGATGGACAAGTCAGACAAAGGCGGTAAGTCAGGCAAAGGACATAAGGGTAAGTAATATGATCAAGACCCTGGCGCACTGATCGGAGTACTGACACTGATAACGATTGCAACAGTAATGGTTGCAGGGATTGTATACATGGTAATGGACCTGATACGTAAAATCGAAAGGAAATAAATGAAATTATTCGATTTTGACGATATATCTGCTGCAGAAATTGCAGAGATAGATGGATATAAAGTAATTGTTGCAGACAAAGATAGGTTCATTGCAGAATACGAACAAAACTCGAAGCAAGAGCAGCGATCGAAGGGATCGAGTTAAATGTGTAAGTAAGAGAAAGAGAGGTTGCCAACTATGGCAGATATCAATAAGACCAGTACAACAACGGCTGGCAACGAGCAACAGACATCAACAGATAGTATAGATCAGACAGTAGAGAGTAAGGACATAGCAGCAAGCACCAAAGATATCAAGGTAGTAGATACAGAGAGAGATCGGGATCCTATCAATATTGATGACTACCCTGTCAATGATAAGGGAGATCACATAGTACCTGACGATATCATGGAGCAGAGATACAGAGAGTTACCACAAGGTACACGTAATGAGAGTGGGTCCATGATGGCATATAACGGTGGGATACTCAAACTGTTTGGATATGATAAGGCATCAGATAGAGAGATACAGAGTAAAGGAGCACAGGCTATTAACGCACAGCACGCTCACAGACGTAACTTGGCATCAATTATGGATGATTTGCTTAAAAAGCCTGCAAGTAAGGTATTAGCACTGCTAACAGAGGACGAGCAGCAAACAAAGCTATCAACACTCATGGCAGGCACAGATGCAACGGTCTATGATCTGGTTGCGGCACGTATGGCAATCGAAGCAATAGCCAACGGAGATACCAAAGCAGCCACGTTTGTACGCGATAGCGCAGGAGATAAGCCTGTAGATCAGCAGGAAATCAGTGCCAATGTAATGACAGACGCAGACAGAGCGCTGCTTGCAAAGGTCAGTAAGAGAGTAGATACAGAGGACTAAGAGTGTATACACTGCATAGTGTTTACACAACCAAAACAGGTGCAATGCCAGTAAGTAATAGTGTGTACACCTGTTTTTTCTTGATGTAATTTAAGATTTTGGGGTTTTGGGGTAGATAGAGCATGACAGTAAAACGCTGAAAGACTTGTAAACACTGGGTTTGATGGCAATAATGATAACCATTCAACTATTCACTAAACAGGACTTTTGCGAATAGTTGGTGTATCAGTCATCAATCAGGTGGTGCTACTCATACAGCAGTTACATATAATCCCTGTGATTTTTTTATGTGTTGCTACATATTATCGCGGAGTGGTGGGGTAGCAATGGCAGTGCTTTACGCGCAGTCACACGCGCCGCCCCCCCGCCCCCCGCGCGCCGCGCCGCGCCCCCGCCCGTACCCGCTCCGCAAAATTTTATAAAAAAATAGAAGGTGTATACACCAACCATAACGCAGACAGCGAAAAAGCGGAGTAAAACCGCATGGTTGATAGTGTATACACTTTTTTATATAAAAATCGTAAAAAACCATGACAATTCAGTATTGGTGCATGTATACACCGGATTGGAAAACATGAGTACAAAGAAGACAAGACCTGTGTCGGTAAGACTGGACGCCAAAACATTAGGCATCATTGAAAAGAGCGGTAAGACAGTTTCTGAATATCTGAAAGACCTTATAGCAGGTTTGAATTCGGAACAAGGTGTAGCGCTTACGGAAGATCAAGTACATAGACTTGAACGGATGAAAAAAACATGTAACTGTGAAACCGTGTCAGGAGTGATTGACAAATTGCTGGATGATATAGAATCGAGGTTGTGATGAGAGCAAATGTTCTGGGTACAGAATATGAAATAACAGAAGTTGATAGATCGAGCGATCCAATATTGAAAGATAGTTCTGGATATTGCGATAAAACTGTAAGAAAAATCATACTCGATAATATGGAATCTACAAAAAAAGAATACGATTCAGTAAAAAATATGGAATCAGAAAAAAAAGATACTTTGCGACATGAACTCATTCATGCATTTTTAAATGAGTCAGGCCTTGCATCACAATGTGAATGGAATACAAAGGAAATGGTTGACTGGGTTGCATTACAGTTTCCAAAAATGATGAAAGCTATGATTGAATGCGGATGCTTACAACCATACGCCGTTAATGTTGCGAAAGACCATGAATGGCTGCAAAACAGATTTGATAGAATATCATGAGCGCCGTTGACGCGCTGCGTGAAAAAGAAATTGAATACTGTGCAAAAAATCTGATCTACTTTGTTTTGAACTATGGTCACATAGAGGATAGAGACAAGCCAGATGTTATACAACCGTTTGAGCTTTGGCCAGAACAAAAACAGGCGCTCACGGATATTGAAAAGCACAAATGGACAATAATACTGAAAGCCAGACAGCTGGGTATCACATGGTTGGTATTGCACTATGCTGTGTGGCTTATGTTATGTCATGCAGGAAGAAACGTAATAGGTCTTTCAAAGTCAGAAATAGAAGCGATGGAGCTGATAAGGCGTGCAGCTGTAATTTTGCGAAATATGCCAGAACTGGTTGCAGAAAAAGGAAACATCCCGGCGGGTTGGAAAGGTCCATGGTTTGAGAACACCGCATTGATATTAAAAATACACTTTTTGGGGAAATCTGATTCAGTTATGCAATGTTTTGCTTCATCTGAAAATGCTGCCAGATCGTTTACCACGGATCTTTTGATGTTTGATGAATGGTCGTTTCAGCAGTTTGCTAGAAGTATATGGACAGCAGCGTTCCCAACTATTAACCGTGCCAACAGCGGGCAGGTGGTTGGACTTTCTACAATTGAAAGAGGATCACTGTTTGAGGAATTATTCACAGGGGAAAATAAGTTCTTTAAAATTTTCATTCCGTGGTTTGCAGATCCTTCAAGAGATGAAAAATGGTACAGAGAAACAAAATCAATTCTTGGGGATGGGATGCAGGCAGAATATCCTGCAACGATTGAGGAAGCATTAACAGTTCCAGGTGGTGCGTTCTTTCCGGAAGTTAGAGACGAGTTTATTCTCACGGACACGCCATTGATAGGAAATGTTGTTACATACTTTGTGATGGACTATGGACTTGATATGTTGGCGGCCTACTGGATAAACAGGGATGCATTTGGAAATGCACAGATAGTGAAAGAACATTGCGAACCAAACCTGACAATAGGAGCGGCAGCGCAGACAGTCCTTGACCTGTCAAGAGATTATAAAGTGGTTCAATGGCTTGCACCGCCTGATCTTTGGAATCGGTCACAGGAAACCGGAAAATCACGTGCAGTGATATTCTACGAAAACGGATTGAATCTCACAAAGGTAAATAACGATGTTGCTGCAGGATGTTCCGCGGTGAAAGAATATTTAAGGCATGGAGATGTAGGAAAAGGCAGGCTTACAATTTTAGAAAACTGCGCTCCGGTGCTTTTGAACAGTCTCAAAAAAATCCAACATGATAAGAAGAAAGCAAACATATACGCGAATGATCCTCACGACTTAACCCATAGTCCTGATGCCATTCGCTATTTTTGTATCTACTGGACATTACCGGCAGAAGCATTTCAAGAGAGCAACAGAAAGAAATGGACAGAGGACATGTATGAGGATTATGAAAACGCCAACTTGGAAATGAAACAGTATTTGAAAACAAAATGGGGTGATCCTGAATGAACATTTTTCGGAAAGCGAGACATGGCATGAAGAAATTAACAGAAAGTACAGCGTTAAAAGAGTGGCAGTCAAAGCTTGAAACTGCAAAAACACAGTACGCAACTGATAAAAACAACATGAAGATGTATCAGGAGTACTACAAAGGTACAAGATCGGTGCAGTCAGACCCAAATTCCGGTAAATCTCCCACGAAAGTTTCAAACAATGTCAGAAACATCATGTTTGAACTGATAGAAAGTCAGATAGATTCATCCATTCCGATGCCAAAAGTCAGGGCAATACATCCTGATGATGATGATCTGGCAAAAAAGATAGAAAAAATGCTGGAAAACAAGGTAAAAACTTGCAAGATTACTCTTTTGAACGATTTTATGGAGCGTACAACGCCGGTTCAGGGAGGGGATTACTTTTTTGTTCAGTGGGACGTAAATGCCGGACTGCATAATCAGGTTGGAGATCTGAAAGTAACAGAATTGCATCCGAAAAAGCTTATTCCGCAGCCTGGAGTTACTGATTTTGAAAATATGGACTATTTCTTCATACAGGAACTGCTTACAAAAAAGAGCGTAAAGCGAATTTATGGCGTGGATGTAGAAGACACAGAGAATGATCAGCCGGAAACCAAAGAAGGAATAAGTGGAGCGGAAGTAAACACTGATCTTGTAACTGTAAATACAGCATATTACAGAAATGATCACAACGGAATTGGTGTTTATATCTGGTGTGACACGGTAGAACTTCTATCAATGGAAGATTATCAGGCGAGACACCTTGACCGCTGTAAGAAGTGTGGTGCAGTCATGGAAAACGGCGTGTGTCCGGAATGTGGAAGCAAAGAATCTGTAAATTCTAATGAGGATTATGAGGAACTTATTGACACAATCACTGTAAAAGTAGATGGATCGAAAAGTCCTGAGCAAGTAAGTCCAGACATTGAAAAACAGACACCTGTCACAGATGAAAACGGTCAGCCAGTAATGGATGAAACCGGCAATCCCATGGTCACCACGGAACATGAAAAGAAAAAGGTACCGTATTACAAGCCGAATGTTTATCCGATTGTTCTAAGAAAGAACATTTCAGAGCAGGACAAGCTTCTGGGCGGTTCGGATGTACCGGTAATCATTGACCAGCAGGATACAATCAAAAAGTTGGGTTCAAAAATCAATGAAAAGCTGTTGAAAGGCGGTTCTTACCTGACACTTCCGCGTGGAAAGGACGTGGAAAAAAGCGATAAGGAACTGAAAATCATCAGAATTGATAATGCTGCAGAAGCAAATTTGATACAGGTGCTTAACATCCAGCCAAATGTACAAAGTGATGAAAACTATCTGGAAGAAAATTACACCTGGGCGAAATCGGCACTTGGAATTACAGATTCTTATCAGGGAAAATATGATGCTTCCGCAGATTCAGGTGTTGCAAAGCAGTATTCCATCAATCAGGCCGCTGGGCGGTTGGAGTCAAAGCGGACCATGAAAAATGCCGCTTATGCAAAATTGTATGAAATCATGTTCAAATTTTGGCTTGCCTATGCAGATGAAGATACGGAAATTACTTCCGTAGGGACAGAAGGAAAAATTGAGCATGACATAATCAACCGGAAAGACTTCTTGAAAATTGATGCATCGGAAGAATTTTACTGGGACGATGAATTTATTTTTGATACGGATCCTACATCTACACTGATGGCAAACAGAGAAGCAATGTGGAACCAGACAGACCTAAAATTACAGTCTCAGGCATTCGGGCCTTTGGGAGATATGCAGACACTGCGTACGTACTGGACGTTCATGAAAGCATCTGGATATCCGAATGCAGGAATGGCACTTGATATAGTGGAGCAGAGAATACAGCAGCAACAGGAGCAGACAGCTCAGTTACAGGCAATGACTAACAATGGAACAGGGGGTGATCAAAATGCAGTGCCCGATATGTCATACGGAAATGCGGATACAGTCCAATGATCTTGTTAAAAAGACAGATGGAACCCTTGCATACAAAATGGAACTTAAATGCAGAAGCAGGGAATGCACGAATTATGAAAAAGTAGTAAGTACCATTTATACACCGGTAGAGGTCAAACAGGAGTAGCAGGAAGTTCTTTTTAGGACTTCCTTTTTTATTGCTCAAATTCGCATAGGAAAAGCGCAAAAATCCAGCCAGGAAAGGAAATTTATGAAAAAAAACTTACTCGATATGAATCTGCAGCTTTTTGCAGATGAAGGCGTAGAAGATTCGGAAGCCGCCGCACCGGAAGAGAGTACCGGAGAAGAGCCGGAAGAGGAATTGCAGGAAGAGGGAGAACCCGAAGAGAATTCGGAAAATGGCGAAGATACAATCCCCACTGAACCCGCCCAACAGCAGGATCCTGATCAGAATGCAGTTTATGCAAATATCCGCAGACAGGCAGAAGCCGATGCACAGAAAAAGTTTCAGGCACAACAGGAACAGATCGATCGGCAGTACGAGCAAATGTTTGCAGAATTTACAAACCCGATAACAGGCGCACCGATTAAAAGTGCAGCTGATTATGCTGCAGCTATGGCGGCACAGGAACGCTTGGAAATGCAGGAACAGATGAAACAAGCGGGAGTTGATCCGTCAGTGATTGATCGCGCCATTGCCAATAGTCCGATTATGCAGCAGGCACAGCAGGCTATTGAGAGAAACAACGATATCGAAGCTACAAATATGCTGAATGAAGACATGGCAAAGGTTCTTTCTCTGGATCCTTCAATGCATAACGTGGAAGACATCAAGAGTTCTGAAACTTTCATTGATGTCGTGAAGTATTGCAATGAACACCAGGGCATGAGGTTTGCTGATGCCTACAAGATTGTTAACTTCGATAAATTGACCAGTGTAAAAATTCAGGCCGCAAAGCAGGGAGCAATCAACTCTGTTAAAGGCAAGTCACATCTTAGCGCTGTAACCGGAGTTGCAGGGAATGATAACGAAGTAGATATTCCGGTATCGGAAATGTCGAAATGGAAAGATTTCTTTCCGGATGCAAGTCCAAAAGAACTACGTGCTAAGTACAACCACATGTTAAAAACACAGAAATGAGAGGATAAAATATTATGGCAATTACAATTTCTAAAAGCTCGGCACTGAATGATGATTTATGGAACCAGTGGGCGTCACAGCTTATTGCAGTAATGCAGGACACGGACAACGAGAAGAATGCATATGAAGAAACGCTCAAAGGCGTTTTTGATGTAAAAGATTCAAAGAAATTCGGTGAAAAAGCGGCATCCATGACAGAATTCGCAGACATGGAAGTTGTTGCAGAAGGATCTGACGGTGTACAGGACGATTTCAGCGAGGCGTATTCGAAGCTGGTAGAACATTATCAGTTTATCAAGACCATGACCCTTACCGCTGAAATGGCAGAAGATTCCGAAGTAGACATGATGAAGACAAAGGCAGCGAATTTCATCCGGTCTTACAAGAGATCGCAGCTGTCATATGCAACCGCAATGCTGACAGGTGGAACAGGAACCACATTTACATATGGAACAAAGACCGGTATTTCAAATGTTGGCGGAGATGGTGTTGCAATCTTTTCAGCAGTTCATCCTTGCTTTAAATTCAGTACTGATACAGCAAAGAAGCAGTCCAATGTATTTTCGAATGCTTTTGGTACTGATTCTGTAATGCTGAACAGACTGGCAAACATCGGGCGCAACTTCCGAAACAATTCATGGGAGCCGCAGGGATATACCTTCGATACGATTGTTATTCCGAGTAACGTTCCTGCGCTGGAAGATCTGATCAAAAAGATCATCGGATCAGATGGAGAAGTTGGAAGCAATAAGAATGATATCAACACACAGCGCGGAAAATGGAAGCTGATCGTAAATCCGTTGTGGCAGTTTACTCCGGATGAAACCCATGTAAATTCTCCGTATATGATCATGAGTTCCGCAGCGAATAAGGAACTGCGCGGAAACGTCTTCTGGAACCGTACAAACTTTGATGTAAAGGATGAAATTCTTGTTCCGTCCAGAAATTACCGTGCATCTGGCCGTGCAAGATGGTCCGCAGGCTGCTATGACTGGAGACACATTATTATGGGTGGTATTCCGACAGGAACGACACTCACCTGATACTTACTGTTATGGGGCGGGTTATTACCGCCCCTTTTCAAATTATTGATTGAGGTAAAAACATGAAAGTAGGAGAGATTGTAGAAAGAGACGGATCTAAATATCTGGTTACGAAAGTATATACACTTTGTGGATGTACTGCATATGACAGTGTTCCGGCACTTGACACATCCGACAGCGCACCGGCAGAAAAGAAAGCAAAGGGAGCAGCAAAAAAGACTGCTGACACATCCGACAGCGCACCTGCAGTTGATCCGGGAACAGACGAAACACCGGAAGAGTAAAGGAGAATTGGAATGAGTACAACGTGGAAATCAATAAAGCTTGCAACCTTACAAAAAATGTTTGCGTCAAACGGAACTTCCATACAGGCAGATTCCAGCACAACAGAATATATAAATGCAATGCCGCAGGCTGCCAATGAAGCACTGCAAAGACTTTCCACGGCTGGAAAATTCATTGTAAAAGAGGTTCATATCCTGCTGTTTCCGGTAGACAACCTTATTCCTGATGAAGATGGGATGAAAAATTATTCTATTATAGATAATTCTCTTTCATTCACAGTGCAAGATGCAAAATCGTATTACTTTAAAGCAGCGGGAACACTTACGGCAACTATAAAAGTAGGAAACACTACTTTTAAATCAATCACTGTTTCAAACACTGTCTATACAGTATATAAGGGACTGATTACAAACAATGCAGGGGAAGATGTAACAATAACCTTTGCAGCCGCGTATCCATCGAATGTAAAGAATATTGCTTTATACACTGCCACATTTGCATCTGATGATGACGTGGCAGTGTATGAAGAATATATCAGGTACAAATTATCAGATATCTGTACGGACTTTTATCAGCTTGATTCAGGAGAAATTTATTATGCAAGCAATTCGGAGCCCAAATATATAGCATCTGACAATTATTATCAGGAAGCAGACAAAACTCTTGTTTTTCAAAGGGATATGCCGGGAGAATATACAGTATATTACAAGGCTTATCCGACACAGATCACGCTTTCTACACCTGACACATATGAAATGGAACTGGATCCGGAAGTAGCAGCACTGGTTCCCATGTATATGGCATCGCAGATATATAAAGATGATGATAATTCAATTGCGACTGTATACCGGAATGAGTTTGAGATTGCTCTTCAATCTTTGAGTCAGGGAGCAAGCGTTCCTAAGAATGAAGAGTTTGTATCTGAAAGCGGGTGGTGTAGCTGATGGCAGGTAATATTTCTTTTAAAGTTCCATCAAGTCCAGAAGTTCAGGTTTATGAAAATGACAGATTCCTTGGTGCGGATTTTACATCTGATTCTGCGAATGTAGACGATACAAAGTCACCGAACAACGAAAACATGATCCGGTCTGTACCGGGTAAAGTCAGAAAGCGGATGGGGTACAGTTTATATCAAACCTATTCTGGAAATATATATGGTGTGCATTTTCTCAAAGTTACAAATGAAAGACTAGTTCATGCAGGAGTGAATTTGTACAAAATGGGAACACCTGGCACTGCAATTTATACAGGCATGGCAGAGAACCGCAGCGTATCTTTTCAGTTAAATCAAAAACTGATTATATTGGATGGGAAAAAAACATTGATTTATGACGGAACCACAGTAAAACCATTGTCAGACAATGCTTATATCCCTACCCTGACCATTGCAAAGGAACCGTCAGGTGGTGGTACCGATTATGAAGCATTAAATTTGTTGCAACCCGCTTTCATTGAACAGTTTTGTGTCAAATCTACGACTGCAACCGTAAAAGACTTTCAACTTACATTTGGCGGGTTGGATGCAACTACTGTGAAAGCATGGTTACTCAATTCATCAGGAGCTTGGGTCGAGAAAATAGAAACAACTGATTTTACAGTAAATAGAACCACCGGAAAAATCACTTTTGCATCTGCTCCGGGAGAAAGTCCGGTATCAGGGGAAGATAATGTAAAGATTCAGGCATGCAGAACAGTAAGCGGCTATGCGGATAGAATAAACCACTGTACAATAGGCGCCATGTTTGGAATAAATGGTGCAAATGACAGGCTTTTCATCTCCGGAAATTCAGATTCAGGAACCGGAACAGATGGAAAGCTCTTTTCGTATATAAACTATGACTGGTTTTCGCAGCAGTATGATCCGACCTATTTTGCCGATACCTGGTATTCTAAGCTTGGTTCTGACAGCAGCGCCATTATGGGATATTCGATCATCAACAATTATTTGGCCGCACATAAGGATTCAAACGAACTTACGCAGTCTATTTTGCTGCGTGAAGGTGATCTGGTAGATGACAAGCCGACATTTAAACTGATCAACACTCTGCAGGGAGCCGGCGCAATTTCAAAGTATTGCTTCTGCTATTTGGAAACGGAACCGCTTTTCCTTACGAAGCTTGGTATATATGCAGTAACTGCGCAGGATATTACCGGTGAGAAATACGCACAGGACAGATCGTATTATATTGATGGAAAATTGCTTAATGAATCGTTATTGAAGGATGCATTTGCGTATACGTTTGAAGATTTGTATATGCTATGTGTAAATGACCATGTATACGTGCTTGATGGATTGCAGCCTATGCAGACAGATAAATCAAAGCCATATGCAACACGCCAATATGCAGGGTTCTATTGGACAAATATACCGGCTAAATGCATGTTTGAAATTGATGATGAATTGTATTTCGGATCATCTGATGGGAAGATTTTCAAATTCTATACGGATGAAGCAGATATAGGGTCCTACAATGACAATGGTATTGCAATCAGATCGTTGTGGGAAACAGCGGATATATCGGGAAAGCTGTTTTATAAAAATAAAACATTCAGGTACTTGGCAATCAGATGCACACCGGCAGTATCATCCAGCGTACAAATATATGCACAAAGATATGGACTTTGGGAAATGATCAAAGAAGAGGTAGCGAAAATGAAATATTTTTCGTTTTCTCATTTGGTATTCTCAAAGCTTTCTTTTTCTTGCGATAACACGCAGAAAGTTATATCCACAAAATGCAGGCTCAAAAAACTGGACAAAGTAAGGTTCCGGTTTATGAATGATTCACTCAATGAACCGTTTGGACTTAACAATTTTGCATTGGAATATACGCAAAATGGAAATCATAAATAAGGGGGTAACATATGCCGTTTACAAGAATTACGGATAATGATAGAACCGGTAAAGGTACAGTCGGAATGGCAGACACTCCAAATCTTACCGCGGTAGAAATGCAAACTAAATTTGATGAACTCCCAAATTTATCAATTACAAAGTTTAACACTCATATAGATGAAGAGTCAGTTACTACGGCAGCCTCAAACATCGGAGCCGTTGACCCTACTACAAATGGAACAGCAGTCAATGTTCAGGGAGTTCTTGACAATCTGCACAACAAAAAGCAGGAAAAAGAAACCGGAAAAGGGTTATCTGCAAATGACTTTACCGACACATATAAATCCGCACTGGAAACATCATTTGAATACAGTCATACCCATACAAATAAAATGGTATTGGATCTATTCACGGCAATTGTAAAAAATGCATATGACAGACTGGTGACATTGCTTACCAGTATTACGTCCGTTACCACAACAGTAACTGGATCAGATACCGCACTCCCGACATCTGGTGCAATATCAAGATACGTACAGCAGATGGGCGGTGGCGATATGGTTAAGTCCATATATGACACTGACAATGACGGAATTGTGGACCATGCAGAAGTGGCAGACGCATTGCAGAACCCAATTGCTGCAACAGCAGTAACTTATGATCATACCGAATCAGATTTGACAGCAGTAAATGCGCAGGCAGCAATCGATGAAGTGCACGATGAAGCGAAAAACAGCGTACAGAAATCAGCAATTGAAAATGATCTGGTGGGAACGGATGCGGAAAAGGTTTTGGCATCTCCGCAGGGAAAGGCACTTGACGATAAGATTACAGCGATAAATAGCAATTTAGGATCGCTACAGTTCAAATATGAAGTTGATCGGGGCTATTACAGATTGGTTGGTGCTGATACATGGTTCCCTTTTAACCCACCGTTTTCGAGCGTATACACTACTGCATCTGCTGTTGCGTCTGACACTCACTCATATACTGCTACTGCAGCGGGGAAAATGCTCGTATCCTTTGGCAGTGTTAACAGTTATGGCGGAACGAACGCAGGCATGAGAATTACAAAAAACGGAACAGTTATATACTCTTCTCTGCCTTCATACGCAATAGTAAGTACAAACAATATGTTTGACGCACCTTGTTCACAAGGAAGAGGCGGATCTTACCTATTAGATATCGCACCAGGAGATGTTATATCTGTGTTGGTTTCGGCTACGCTTAATGGCGCAGGCGGTGGTGGATCAGCGGCAATGAATATAAAAATATCGTAATTATATATTTTTAGTCATTATTAAAATATATAAAAGCATAATTTACAGCTCCCCCATATGTACCGCCATAAGGCGTAAGCGGTGTTAAGTCAATTGTTGGAGGAATAAGTGGCGTTCCATCGTATGCTTTTGAAAAAACTCCGGCTGGAGAACGTCCAGAATAATTATCTGAATATCCTGTTCCGGGCAACATTCCGTATGGTATTCCTGGCATGTATACCGCGATGCTAACAGTTGAAAATTTTAAGTAAATAATATCCGGAACTTTTTCCACTGTTACATTTCTAACTCCGCCGGCAACCACTGGCGTTGCCGATCCGGTCACAATTTCTGCCCCAGACTTAAAAGGGAGCGCTGAATCTGCACCTGACCCGTTCACGAAATGTAACTTTTTGTCTTCTCCCACATATACACTGATATTGCTATTTATCTCTCAAATCCCTCTTACCGGATTATAATTCTGGCAGGAGGGATTTTACATGGAACAGATAATATCTGAAATTATTATGCAAATGACAGATTTGCCACCAGAACAAGGTAAAAAGCTTGAAAATGTGTTGTATGGAGTATTTGCAAAATACGATATCACACCCAAAAGCACAGAGGTTAGGGCGGTAGATAATTCGTGGCAACACGAATTAGAATGGTTTTTAAGCAGGAAGAGGATAGCAGGAAAGTCAGAAAGGACAATCAAACTATACAATATGCAGCTGCGCAGGGTGCTGATCTATCTGAATAAAGCTGTAAAGGATATCACAGAAAATGATTTGTCAGGGTATATGTCAATGTACCGGAATACAAGGCATGTATCAAATGTGTATTTAGATAATATCAGGTTGATTATGTCGTCATTTTTCGGTTGGATGCATCGCAAAGGAATGATATCTAAAAATCCGGCATCTGGTCTTGATCCGATCAAGATTGAAAAAAAGATTAAAAAGCCTTTTTCAGATGAGGATTTGGAGAACCTAAAAATTACCTGCAAAAGAGAGCGGGATCTTGCTCTGATTGAATTTTTGTATGCAACTGGTGTCAGGGTGTCAGAATTGGCAGCATTAAACCGAACAGATATTGATTTTGATGGAATGGACGTAATTGTATTTGGGAAGGGTGGTAAGGAGCGTGAAACCTATTTAACAGCAACATCGTGTATGCACCTGCGCAAGTATCTGCAATCAAGGAAAGACAACAATAATGCTTTGTTTGCAAGTGTGAAGGCGCCACACAATAGAATGACGGTATCTGGAATAGAACAGATAATTAAAAGCATCGGGAAAAGAGCGGGGATAGAAAAAACGCATCCACACCGGTTTCGCAGAACGATGGCAACCAACGTGCTTAAAAAAGGTATGCCGTTGGAAGAGGTTAGGGAACTGCTGGGACACGTAAAACTTGATACGACAATGATTTATTGTACTGTATCAAAAGATAATGTAAGAAACTCACACCGAAAATACATGTGTGCATAGATTGAATAGCCTTTTTTAAGGCCTGTGA